CTGTTCAACGTCATCTCGACGCTCATGAAGATGTACTCGTCGGCGCGGAGCGTCTTCAAGGGCAAGGCCTACGCCGACGCCAAGCGGAACAAGGTCATCGATCAGCCGTGCGTCTCGCTCCTGGCGACGACCGCGCCCGAGCACTTCAAGCACGCACTCACGCCCGACGCCATGAGCGACGGGTTCATGGCCCGGCTCATCGTGTTCGAGACCGGCGAGATGCCGCCGCGCGTCTGGCAACCCGAGAAGGACCCGCCGCAGGCGATCGTGGATGCGGCCGCTTGGTGGGGCGCATTCAACCCGGGCGGCAACCTCAGCCGCGAGCACCCCAAGCCGATGGTGGTTCCGACCACCGACGACGCCCGCGCCGTGTTCAACCGCCTCGCGGCGCTTGCGGACACCGAGATGGAGCGCCCGCGCGAAGACCTGCGATCGATCTGGGCACGCGTCGAGGAGAAGGCGTGCCGTCTGGCGCTGATCTACGCCTGTTCCAAGAACCGCGAGAAGCCGGTCATCGATGCCGATGCAGCGGAATGGGCGTGCGGCCTGTCCGAGCACCTGACCCGCCGCGTGCTGTACCTCGCCCACGAGTATGTGTCGCAGGGTGAGTTTGACGCCAAGCAGAAGGCCGTGCTCCGCGCGATGCGGACGGCGGGCGGGCGCATGACCCGGTCGCAGATGTGCCGCGTGACCCAGCACCTGACCCAGCGTGAGCGGGACGAGGTGCTTGAGAACCTCAAGGAGACCGGCCGCTTGAAAGAAGGGGTTGAGCCGACCGCAGGGAGGTCAAGGAGGGTGTATGAACTCCTGCCGTAGCAGGTCAGAAACGCGGGTTGGCTGTGGTCGGACCCTTCTTTCACATTCTTCACGCGCGATCTCTCGGGCGGGCGGGAAGGGAGCAGAGAAGGAGGGGTTGAAGAAAGTGAAAGAAGGTATCTCTCTCCTTTCTATACCTTCCCCCACCCCTCCCCCGCCCCCCTGCATCCCTGTCGCCGCGCCCGTGCAGGTCGTGTGCCAGGCCGCGCCTAGCGGGAGCCTTACAGCCGGAAGCCTTACGGGAGGGGAGGCGGATGGCGTTAGGTACTTCCCGGGCCAGATCGCGTCGCTTGGCCCGCGGGAACAGCCGCGCTTGGCGACAGAGTTTGTTTGGGCCGTCCGAGCGCGGGGCGGACCCGTGGCGGGGTTGGTACGCCGCCCCGCCAAGGACGCGACGTGGGCCAACGTGGGCGGACCCGTGGCCAACGGGCGAGGCCTGTAGCGGGCGAGATTTGGGGCGTTGAGCGCCCCCCGGACGGGCCCGTAAGCCCGAGCGATCCAGCCAACCAGCGATCCAGCCATCCCCGCCCCCCGGACCTGCCGCATGTGCGGCGGGCCACCACGACGCCCCACGCGCTGGCGCTTGCCGCTGCGCGTCCGAACGGAGATCGCTGTGAACATCGAGACGCTGCCCATCGACGCGGTCAAGGAGTATGACCGCAACCCCCGCACCATCAACGACGCCGCCATCGATGCGGTGGCCAAGAGCATCGAGGCGTTCGGATTCAAGGTGCCGATCCTGATCGACGCCGACAACATCATCATCGCCGGGCACACGCGGCTCCGCGCGGCGCGGAAGCTCGGGCTGAAGGAGGTGCCGACGATCCGCGCCGACGACCTCACGCCCGACCAGGTCAAGGCGCTGCGCATCGCCGACAACAAGGTCGCGTCCCTGACCTCGTGGGACATGGAACTCCTGCCCATCGAGCTGGCGGACCTCAAGGGCGTCGACTTCGATCTCGCGCTGCTGGGCTTCAGCGCCGAGGACCTCGCGGCGATCATGGCTCCCGCCGGCAACGAGGGGCTCGTCGACCCCGACGATGTGCCCGCGCCGCCCGACGCCGCGACGACGGTCCCCGGCGACATCTGGGTGCTGGGCAACCACCGCTTGATGTGCGGCGACTCCTCCAAGCCGGAGGATCTGGATCGCCTGCTGGGCGGCCAGCCGATCCACCTCGTCAACACTGACCCGCCGTACAACGTGAAGGTCGAGCCGCGCAGCAACAACGCGATCGCGGCCGGGCTGTCGTCGTTCACGGCCACGCAGCGGAAGGACGCGAGCGCCGGCGACCAGCAGTCGGCGGACCTGCACCGCTACCCGGAGAAGTCAAAGCCGACGCACAAGAAGCTCCGGGCCAAGGACCGGCCGCTGGCCAACGACTTCGTTTCCGACCAGGAGTTCGATCGCCTGCTCGCGGCGTGGTTCGGCAACATCGCCCGCGTGCTGATCCCCGGCGGCGGGTTCTACATCTGGGGTGGCTACGCGAACTGCGCCAACTACCCGCCGGTGCTCAAGGCGATGGAGTTGTACTTCAGCCAGGCGGTGATCTGGATCAAGGAGCACCCGGTCCTGACGCGCAAGGACTTCATGGGCAACCACGAGTGGTGCTTCTACGGCTGGAAGGAAGGCGCGGCGCACCGCTTCTTCGGTCCCAACAACGTGCCCGACACCTGGAGCATCAAGAAGGTGAACCCGCAGAGCATGGTCCACCTGACGGAGAAGCCCGTCGAGTTGGCCCGCCGCGCCATCGAGTATTCGTCGCGGCCGGGCGAGAACGTGCTCGACCTCTTCGGCGGCAGCGGGAGCACGCTCATCGGCGCGGAGATGACGGGGCGGAGGGCGTACCTGATGGAACTCGACCCGCTGTACTGCGATGTCATCGTGCAGCGCTGGGAGAAGTTCACGGGCCGCAAGGCGGAGCGGGTTGGCTCAAACGCTGTGGCCGAAGAGAAAGCCGCGACCCGTGTCGCGGCTGGGAGCAAGGCGTGATGTGTGCCTCACTCGTCGAGGGTCGGCAGCGGGCCGTCGACCGCTTCGTCCCACTCGAGGGCGTAGCGCTCGGCGATGTCCTCGAGGTCGTGCTCAGTCAGGTAGTCGGCGGTCTTCCGTTCCTGGCAGGCGGCGACGGCCCGCGCGAGGTCGGTCCACTCTTCGATGGTGAGCATCTGGTCTTGGCGAGCGCCGAGCAGGTAGAGTGCGGCCTGGAGCACGGCTTCGAGTTGCGCTTCGCGGTTGGGGGCGGGCGTCGCGGTCATGGTTCAGGCTCCCTTCCCCGCGACGAACACCCCGCGCTCGTGCTTCTTGAAGCGGGCGGCGGTGCCCTTGGCGGCGATCTCGCGGATGATGGCGGCGTACAGCGTGGCCTCGGGCGTCTTACCGCCGGGGGAGCGCCACAGCCCCTTGGCCTCCATCGCGGCGATCATCTCCTTGGCCCGCATGGGCACCTCGCTCGCGGCAAGCACCTGCGCGGCGGCGTCGAGGGCGCTGACGCGCTTGGGCTTTGGGGCCTTCGGCGTCTTCGGGGCCCTGGCCGTCTTGGATGCCTTCTCGCTCTTGGCCTTCGTCCCCTTGGCACCCGCATCCACGTTCGCGTTGTTGGCAACCTCTTTCTCGCTTGGGACCTCGTGGTCCTGCTTGCCGCCCGCCAACCGGCCGTTGATCTCGGCGAGCGCCGCCTTGCGGAGGCGCTCCGTGCTCGACGCGGCGGCGTCGGGCTTGCGCTTGGGGATGCGCTTGCCGCCGGGGCCGACGGCTCGTTTCATCGCGGGGGTGCTGCTGGTCTTCCTGGTCTTCGTGCTCATGGTCATCTCCGAACTGGGGGTTGGAAAGCCCGTCGCACGGTGCGGCGGGGTTGGTGGGAAAGCGTGGCCGTCGCGGTTCCCCGCGACGCCGCGTGCGGTTGCTCACCGGCTCTGCACGATGCTGATCTGGAACTCGGAGCCGTCCTCCATCCGCAGGACCAGCCCCTTGTTGCTCGTGAGCAACTGCGCGCCGTCGAAGGTGTCGGCGTGGGCCAGGCCTTCGGCCTCGCTCACCATGTCGCGGGCGATGTCGGCCAACGCGATGTCGTCGTCCTCGCCCTCGGTCTCTTCGCGGGCGTCAAGAAGGTTCTGGATCAGGGACAGCAGCGTGTTCTGCAGGTCGGTCTCGTTCATGGCGGGTCTCCTTGGTGGCGCGGGCGTTCAGCATCCCGCGATGCGTTCGATCTCGTTCAGGACGTCGTGGACCATCGAGTTAGTGGCGGCCGCCTGTCCCCGGCGGTCTTGCCCGTAGACGTGCTTGGCCACCTCGGCGGCCTTCGCGTAGCGGGCCTCGCGGCTCTCATCGCGGCGGAACTCGGCGATGATCTTGTCGACGCGGCCTTGCGCGCGGCTCATGCGGACCACGCTGGCGGCCGCGCCGTCGGCCGTGGCTCGCACCGTGATGTCTTCCTCGCTGCCCTCGATGACGATGTGCTTGATCTTCATGGCGTGTCTCCGTGGTGGCGGTCACTCGGCGTCGTTCAGGAAGGCCTCGACGTGCTCGCGGTCCATCCCGCTCATGAACCCGACCAGGTCGATCAGGTCGCTGCGGACCTTCCCGAGGTCGCCCGTGCGGCCCCAGTTGCGCGGGTCGGCCTTGGCCGCCTCGGCGTGCTTGTCGAGTTCCATCTGCAGGACGTCCATCAGCCGGGCGATGTCGTTCCGCCGGGTGGCGTACTTCTCAGCGGCGGTCGGTTGCTGGGGGGCGGGCGTGCGGTTGTGTTTGCGGGTGGTCATCTACTTGCTCCTATGCGTTGGTGTGGTCCGTTGAACACAGAAGCCCGCGTTGCGCGGGCTTCAGGTGGTCGGCAGTTCGGGGTTGCGGGGGCTGGTCGGTGCCTCCTCGCGTGCGGCCTCGCGGGCCGCGTCGCCTCGTCCTTGGCGGTATCCGGTGTGCAGGCCTTCGCGGTACCCGGCCTCGAAGGCGTGGCGGACCAGGTCGCGTATCGACCACACCGGGATCTCGTGGAAGTCGAGGCTGTCGCTCTTGCGGGTCGCGAGCGTCTCCAGCAGCAGTTCGACCTTGGCCCATTCCATCTCGGCGTCGAGGGCCTTCTGCTTGCTGATCCCGTCGAGGCTGGGCTTGGTGTTCTTTCTGGCGTTCTGCGGGGCGTTCATGTTCGTGGTCTCCGTCGCGGGTGCTTGCCCCGCGTTGTGACACATGAAGCCATGACATTCGCCACGAGGCAAGGCAAACCGCGGCGGTTTCGCCGTCATTCCGCGACATGTGGGCAACTGCGTCCGCGATGTGGGCAACTGTGCGCGGGAGGTCCGCGATGACTCCCGAACACGCGCCTAGTCCCGAGCATGCACAGGGAATGTCCCGGCTCAACCCCGCCGCGCTTGGCGTCGCGGACGCCGCCCGCGTGCTCTCTCGGATCGGGGGCAAGCCCGTCACCGAGGAGATGCTCCGCGCCGACATCGACGCGGGTGCGCCGACGAACGCGAACGGCACCATCAACCTCGTGCACTACGCCGCGTGGCTCGTGAAGGAGATGTCTGTGGGGGGTGCTGGTGGCGATTGACCCGCGCCAACTCAGGCCCGGCGAACTCGCGCGGCTGCTCAACAGCACGCCGCTGGGCGAGGTGATCAGCGAGCGGCAGCTCCACCGGCATCGCACGCGCGCGGGGTTCCGCGTCGCGGCGGATGGCGACGCGGGCAAGGTCGATCTCTTCCGTTACGTCGCGTGGCTGGTGACGACGCGGCACGAGGCCCTGGCCGAGGCGGCCCGCACGCACGAGGGGCTCACGGGCTACGAGGCGATGAAGGAGCGGGCCCGGCTCCGCAACGCCATGCTCTCGCTATCGGGCCGCGACATCGGCGACCTGCCTCCCGTCGGTGACCCCGCGCGGCGTGCCCGGGCCGCGAAGGACTTCCGGTACTTCTGCGAGACGTACTTCGGGCAGACCTTCCATCTCAAGTGGTCCGACGACCACCTGAAGGTCATCGCCAAGATCGAGCAGGCCGTGCTGGACGGCGGGCTGTTCGCGATGGCGATGCCGCGCGGGTCGGGCAAGACGAGCCTCTGCGAGGTGGCGTGCCTGTGGGCGCTGCTGTACGGGCACCGCGAGTTCGTCGCGCTCATCGGCTCGGACGAGGAGCACGCGGCGGGGATGCTCGAGTCGATCAAGGCGGAGCTGGAGAACAGCGAGATCCTCGGCGCGGACTTCCCGGAGGTCTGCCATCCCATCCGGTCTCTCGAAGGCATCCACCAGCGGGCGTCAGGCCAGCTCTACCAGGGGAAGCAGACGCACATCGGCTGGACAGCCCGGGAGATCGTGCTGCCGACCATCCCGGGCTCGGCGGCGTCGGGCGCGATCATCCGCGTCGCAGGGATCACCGGCCGCATCCGTGGCATGAAGCACAAGCGTGTCGATGGCGTGAGCGTGCGCCCGTCGCTGGTGCTGATCGACGACCCGCAGACCGATGAGAGCGCCCGTTCGCCCTCGCAGTGCGCCAACCGCGAACGGATCCTCGCCGGCGCAATCCTGGGGTTGGCTGGTCCGGGCCGGAAGATCGCCGGACTGATGACGCTGACCGTCGTCCGCCCCGACGACCTGGCCGATCGCATCCTCGACCGGGACAAGCACCCGCAGTGGCAGGGCGAGCGGACGAAGATGGTGTACTCGTTCCCCACCGCAGACCGCTTGTGGGCCGAGTACGCCCGGCTGCGAGCCGAGGGACTCAAGGCCGACCGGGGCGGAGCGGAGGCGACGGCGTTCTACAAGACCCACCGCTCCGAGATGGACGCGGGGGCGGTCATCGCTTGGCCCGAGCGATTCAACCACGACGAACTGTCCGCCGTGCAGCACGCGATGAACCTGCGGCTGCAGAACGAAGCGGCGTTCTTCGCGGAGTACCAGAACGAGCCGCTGCCGGAGGTCGAAGTCGCAGACGACCTCCTGAGCGCTGATCAGATCGCTGCGAAGGTCAACGGGCACGCCCGCGGGCTTGTCCCGCTCGGTTGCTCGCACCTGACGATGTTCGTGGACGTGCAGGGCAAAGCCCTGTTCTACCTGGTGGCCGCGTGGGAGGACGACTTCACCGGGCACATCATCGAGTACGGGACCGAGCCGGACCAGAAACAGGCGTACTTCACGCTCCGAGACATCAAGCGGACGCTCGGGGCGGCGTCTGTCCGCGCCGGTGCCGAGGGAGCGATCTACGCCGGGCTCGAGCGACTCATCGAAGCGACGGTGGCTCGCGAGTGGCGGCGCGACGACGGGGCGATGGTGCGGATCGACCGCTGCTTGATCGACGCCAACTGGGGATCGTCCACGGATGTCGTTTACCAGTTCTGCCGCCAGAGCCCGCACGCCAGCGTGCTGACGCCCAGCCACGGCCGCTACGTCGGCGCGAGCAGTCTGCCTTTCAGCGACTACAAGCGCAAGCGGGGCGAGCGGGTCGGGCTGAACTGGCGCGTCCCGGTGGTGACCGGCAAACGAGCCGTGCGGCACGTGCTCTTCGACACGAACTTCTGGAAGTCGTTCGTGCATGCGCGGCTCGCCGTGCCGATGGGCGACCCGGGCGGGCTGTCGCTGTTCGGCCACAAGCCCGAGCACCACCGCCTGCTGTCGGAACACCTGACCAGCGAGTACCGGGTGCGCACGGAGGGCCGGGGCCGAACGGTTGATGAGTGGAAGCTCCGTGTCGAGGGTCTCGACAACCACTGGCTGGACGGACTGGTCGGCTGCGCCGTGGCGGCGTCGATGGAGGGGGCGGTGCTCTTCGGGACGGACGCGAAGGTGGTCGCGCGGCCGCGGCTCAAGCTCTCGGCTTTGAAGGAGCGGACTCGATGAAAGCAAAGCCGCCGCCAAAGCAGGATGTCAAGCCCAAGGGGATCGTCTGCCCGACCTGCGGCTGTTGCCACTTCGAGGTCGTCTACACCCGCGCAACCCCGGTCGGCACGATCCGCCGTCGACGACAGTGCCGTCACTGCGGGCGACGTGTCACGACGAGCGAGCGGCTGGGGGCTTGAGTGACCGTCTGGTTCTACCGGTGGAACAGATCGTCGAGAACCTCGATGCGGCGCGGGCAGATGGCCCGGCCGCTGCATAGGGGACACCTAGAGGCCGCGCTGTGCGGCCCGTGAGGTGAACCTGTGTCCGATCCCGCCCCCAACCTCGACCAGGCCATCCGCGACAACGCGTCGCAGCCTGCAAAGGCGTCCGTGGACGGCCAGTCCGTCGAGCAGCACCCGCTGAAGGACCAGATCGAGGCCGACCGCTACCTCGCGTCCAAGGCCGCCGCGAGGAAGCCCGGCCTCGGCATCAAGTTCGCCAAGATCGTTCCCCCCGGCTCTGTCTGACCCGCCCATGCTGAAAGCCATCGCCAACATCATGAGCCGGGTCGCCCCCCAACGCGGAACTCTCGCCGCCTCTCCCTCCCCGGCGGCGTCGCGAGACTCGCATGGACGCGGGTCGCGCGGCGGCCGTCGGTTGGTCGTCGCCAAGTTCGACTCGGCCCAGACCACCGCCGACAACCGCAAGCACTGGGCAAACGCCGATGGCCTCTCGCCCAACGCCGCCATCAACCCCGAGGTCCGTCGCGTCCTCCGCAACCGCGCTCGATACGAGGTCGCCAACAACTCCTACGCCAAGGGCATCGTCCTGACGCTCGCCAACGACACCGTCGGCACCGGTCCCCGGCTGCAGATGCTCACCGGCGACGCCGAGGCCAACGCCCGCGTTGAAGACGCCTTCGAGCAGTGGTCGCGCGCGGTTGATCTGCCCGGCAAGCTCCGCACCATGCGGATGGCCCGGGCCGAGAGCGGCGAAGCGTTCGCACTGCTGGTGAACAACCCCGGAGTCCTGTCACGGGTCTCGCTGGACCTGAAGCTCATCGAGGCCGACCAGGTCTGCTCGCCCCTCATGCGTCGTGGCCGGAGCGATGAGATCGACGGCATCCTGCTGGACCAGTGGGGCAACCCTTCCGCGTACCGCGTGCTCAAACGGCATCCCGGCGACAGCGGTTTCCTTCGCGCCCCGTGCGCTCCGATCGACGATCTGTTCGCCTACGACACGCTCCCCGCGGCGTCGGTGGTGCACTACTACCGGGCCGATCGGCCGGGCCAACTCCGCGGCATCCCCGACATCACGCCCGCGCTCCCGCTGTTCGCGCAGCTCCGCCGGTACACATTGGCGACCATCGCGGCTGCCGAGACCGCCGCCAACTTCGCCGCCGTGATCTACACCGACGCGCCGGCCAACGGCGAGGCCGATCCGCTGGAGCCGATGGACGAGGTCGAACTTGAGCAGCGCCTGGCCACGGTGCTCCCCGGAGGCTGGAAGCTCGGGCAGGTCCACGCCGAGCAGCCGACGACCACGTTCGGGGAGTTCAAGCGCGAGATCCTCAACGAGATCGCTCGCTGCCTGAACATGCCGTTCAACGTCGCGGCTGGCAACTCCTCGGGGTACAACTACGCCAGCGGCCGCCTGGACCACCAAGTGTACTTCAAGAGCATCCGCGTCGAGCAGCACCAGATGCAGCTCGCCGTGCTCGACCGCATCCTCAAGGCGTGGCTCAACGAGGCGGTGCTGGTCGAGGGGCTGCTCCCGCAGTCGCTCCGCACGATCGCGCGCACGCTCCCGGAGCACGCGTGGTTCTGGGATGGCGTCGAGCACGTCGATCCCGCCAAGGAAGCAAGCGCCCAAGCCACGCGCCTGGCCAACCACACGACCACGCTCGCCGTCGAGTTCGCCCGGCAGGGCCGCGACTGGGAGCAAGAGCTCCGTCAGCGGGCCAAGGAGCTCGCGCTCATGAACGAGCTCGGCCTCGCACTCGCAACCGCACCGGCTGCCGCTCCGGCCCCGAACGCGCCCGCCGAGAACACCGACCCCGCAGACACCGTTGACGAGGAGACCGCCCGTGCCAACTGACTCCATGAAGATCCTCCCCGCGCTCACGTTCACGGCGACGGCGGACATCACCTTCTCCGCTGCGGCGGACGGTCAGAGCGCGCCCCTGCCCCGATTCAAGATGGTCGCGTACACCGGCGGCGCGATGCGCGTCGCGGGGTGGCGTGCCCCGGTCGTGATCGATCTCGCGGGCCTGGCTGTACCGTCGCAGGCACGCCCCATCCGCTTCGGGCACGACCCGCTCTCGGGCGTCGGCCACACTGACGCGATCCGCGTGGAGGCCGGTCAGCTCGTCGCGACTGGGGTCATCTCCCGCGACACGCCCGCCGCCAAGGAAGTCGTCGCCTCCAGCCGGAACGGATTCCCCTGGCAGGCCTCCGTCGGCGCGAGCGTCGAGGAGTTCGAGTTCATCAAGGACAACCAGAAGGCGACGGTCAACGGTCAGGAGATCACCGGCCCGGTGAACGTCGTCCGCAAGGCCACGCTCGGCGAGATCAGTTTCGTGGATCTCGGCGCAGACGGCCGCACCAGCGCGAGCATCGCCGCGCGTCTTCACAAGGAGCCCAGCGTCATGGCCGACGAGTCCAATCCGACCCCCACCCCCTCCGCCACCCCTCCCGTCACCGGCACCGAGCAGACGCCCGAGCAGATCCGCGCCGCGGCGCTGGCCGAGACGGCCCGCATCGACGCGATCCGCAAGGTCTGCGGCGGCAAGCACACCAGCATCGAGGCCCAAGCCATCCGTGACGGCTGGGACGCGACCCGCACCGAGCTCGAAGTGCTCCGTGCCAGCCGCCCCAAGATCCCGTTCGTCCAGACTCCGGACACGAGCGTGACCACCGAGGTACTGGAGGCCGCGTGCTTCCAGAGCGCCAAGCTCGAAGGCATCGAGAAGGTCTGCTCGGAGCAAGCAATGGACGTCGCCGCCAAGCGCTTCAACGGCGGCCTAGGCCTGCAGGAACTCCTCTTCGAGGCCGCGATCGCCAACGGCTACACGGGCCGCACCTTCCGTGACAGCCGCCGCGTGCTCGAAGCCGCCTTCGGTCGCGGGATTGAGGCGGGCATGACCACCATCGATGTCGGCGGCATCCTGTCGAATGTCGCCAACAAGTTCCTGCTCGAAGGGTTCTTCTCGGTCGAGCGCGTGTGGCGGAACATCTGCGCGGTCCGCAACGTCAACGACTTCAAGACGGTCACCAGCTACCGCCTCATCGGCAAGGACCAATACGAGGAGATCGGCGCGGGTGGCGAGATCAAGCACGGCACGCTCGGCGAAGAGACCTACACCAACAAGGCCAGCACCTACGCCCTGATGCTGTCGATCGATCGCCGCGACATCATCAACGATGACCTCGGCGCGATCACCACGGTGCCCCGCAAGCTCGGCCGGGGCTCGGGCCTGAAGATCAACGACGTCTTCTGGACGGCGTTCCTGAACAACGCGGCGTTCTTCAGCGTCGGCAACAAGAACTTCGTCACCGGCGCGGACACGGCGCTCGGCATCGATGGTCTGACCAAGGTCGAGCAGGCGTTCATGGACCTGGTGGACTCCGATGGCAAGCCCACGGGCGTGATGCCATCGATCATGCTGGTGCCGACGGCGCTCTCGGCCATGGGCACGCAGCTCTACAAGAGCGTCGAGCTCCGGGACACCACCGCGAACACCAAGTTCCCGATTGCCAACCCGCACCAGGGCAAGTTCCGCATCGAGGTCAGCCGCTACCTGGCCAACGCGAT